TCCAGGCGACGGCGGTGCGGATGCGCTCGCCGGTTGCCGGATCGGTGTCGTCGCGCCAGCGCTCGACCGTGTAGCCGACCGAGACATGGCGCAGGATGCCGGCCAGCACGTCCTGCCAGATCGGCTCCACCTCGGGCCGCGCCGAGAACTGGATCAGTGCCGTGCCACGCCCGCCATCGACGGCTGCCTCGCGCACCGAGCCGAGCACGTCGCGCACGGCCGACTGGCGGTGGGCGTCGAGCACGGAGGCGCCCTCGAGGCGCGATAGGTCCACTGCCCTGGGGATCGAGGCTCAGCCGCTCGATGTATTCGCCCGCCATGTCGCGGCGGCGCACCGGCGCGCCGGTCGACCAGATCTCCTCGACGGTGCGAGCATCGCGGTCGGCGGTGGCGGGCGTGAGATCGGCACGGCGCGTCAGGAGCGTGATCGTCTCAGGCATTGGCCGCCTCCGTCGTGATGCGCTTGGCGCGGGAGAAGTCGAGCCCGAGCGAGGTGGCCCGCTCCTGGTCGGCGGCGATCTCGGCATCGACCTGTTCGGCATCGTAGCCGCGCTCCGAGATCGCCTGGGCGCGGCTCTTGAGGCCTGCCTCGATGGCGAGGATCTCGGCCTCTACGTCCTTCTTGGGATCGACATAGTCGAACTTCGGCGGCAGCCACTCGCAGCCGAGATAGGCGGCCGGATCGCTGTCGAAGTCGCGCGCCGGCAGCTCGCCGGAGAGCACCGCCAGGCGCACGAAGCGCTCCCACACCGGCCGGCAAAACAGGTGCACCACCACATTGTGCTGAAGCTGCTCGACGCGACGGCGGAACTCGATCAGCCCGGCGCGGATCGAGGAATAGGTGACGCCTTCGAGATCGCCCGACACGAGCTCGTAGGGCAGGCCCAGCCCGGCGGCGACAGCGCGCAGATGGTTCTTCACGAACGGCGCATAGGCATCGTGCTCGGTCGGGTTCGAGAAGCGGATGTCGGCGCCGGGCGGCAGCGGGATGAGGCTGCCGGGCTCCATGCCCACCTGCAGCACGCCCGCATTGCTCGTGCCCGACAGTCCGCCCACCGTGCCGTCGGGGTCGGTGATGAAGCCGGTGAACAGCGCCGCGACCTTGGCCTTGACCAGCGCCGCGTGCTCAAACTGGTCGAGCTCATGGAGACGCAACAGCACCGGCGCGAGCCAGGTGATGCCGCGCAGCTGCCCGGCAACCAGCGGCTTGAACAGATGGATGCAATCGGCGGCGGGAACGCGCACGGGGTCCATGCGGAGCGGACCGAACGGGTCGCCGGGCCGGGAGGAGCGGACCCAGTAGGCGACACGACGGCCGGCCGAGTCGAACTCGATGCCGGCGCGGATGCGCGCCCCGCCGCCGATCTCGCGATGCAGGTCCGATGACACCTGCTCGCGATCCAGAAGCTCGATGGTGAGAGGAACGATGCCGGACTTCGGAACAGGCGACGTCTTGAGACCTTGAGACGAGCGAAGCTCTCGCCGCTCTCGACCATGGCGCGGACGGCCATCGCCTGCAGGCCATAGAAATCGCCGAGACCGCCAGCATCCGCCGCGTCCGTCCAGCGCAGCCACAGCGCCTGCAGCTGCTCGCGTACCGCCCGCTCAGGATGCGTCGACTGCGGCTTGATGCCGGCGCCGACGACGTTGCCGACCAGGCTGTCGACCGCCGCCGCGACCCAGGGATTGTTGCGGGCATACCAGCCGGCCCGCCGCGCCGCCGTGGTCGCGCCTGCAAGGATCGCGGCGTTCAGGCCATCGACCGTCTTGGCGCTTTCCCAGCGACGGCCGCCGCCCGCGGCGTCGAAGGCGCGCGTCTTGGCGATCCCGAAAAGGCGTTGGACAAGGCTCCGCATGCCGCCGATTCTCGCCCGGGCGGAAGGCGGCAGGCTATTCAGAACGTTTGGGAATGATTGATATGGATTAGCGCCGATTGGCTACTTTCTCACCTGCTTTCTCGGGCTGATTGCAGTTTGCCCGTAAGGGCTCCTCTTTCGTCCTGGCGGACGAAGCCCGGCACTCTTAAACAGAAGCTCCTTGGCAAGTTGCGGAACGGTGGCCCCATTTCTCTCAGCGATGGCCTGAAGCTTGATCCACTCGGACTCGGTGACCCGAAACGCAACGGAATGTTTCAGTTGTTCATCGTCCCTTGGCATAGGCTCACTCCGCGGCCGCTGCTATCCCAACCGACGTACCTATCTCCGCCCCAAAGACTGGATGGCTGGACAAGGCGTTCTGATCCAAAAGACGGTACGGAATCCGGTTGCCTAGGAGATCCGGCTCCGTCCAGTTCTCCATGTGCTTAGCGAAGTAGGTCAGAATATCGGGACTGAGGTCGCATGAAATGCTGTGTCGCCCCAACTCCATCGCCACGCGCGTTGTGACTGCGCTGCCCGCGAAGAAATCGAGCACCACCGATCCTTCATAGGACAATGCCTTCATAAGTCGGGTGATGATCGCCATCGGCTTTTGCGTGGGATGCCCAACGCGCTCCTTTGAATTGCCATTCAGGCGCGGGATCTGCCAGACATTAGTTGGATTGCGGCCCTTCTCGACGCTTTCGGGCCGCAGGCGTTTGTCTTTCATGTAGGCGCGCTTGGTTTCCTCGTCGAACGGCTCGCGTACGGCGTCCAGATCGAAGAAGTATTTCTTGCTCTTGGTCAGCCAGATGATTTCCTCATGCCGGTTGGCAAAGAAGCGATGCGCACTCATCCCGTTGGGATAATTCCAGATAATCATGTTTACGAGATTGAAAAGCTGGCGCTGGCGGACGTCGTGAATGATCGAGAGGAGATCGCCGCTTCCCGCTTCACCCTGATATTGCAGGCCACCAAAGATCACGAAGTTCCCGGCCTCGCTCAGCACCCGGTGGGCTTCGTTCAGCCACTGCCGCGCCCATGAGAGGTAATCGGCATGCTGATCCCAGTCCGCCATGAGGATGTTGTATGGGGGATCACAGATAATGAGCTGCACGGATGAATCCGGGAGGGATTTAAGCAGCTCAAGACAATCACCCACCACAACAGCATGGACCGATTCGGTGCAGAGTTTGGCCCGCCCTTCATCCGAGCGGTGTGTCTTACCTGCCTTGCGCAGGGCGTTCATGCCGATGTGACCTTGGTTACGATGCGAGCGGTTCGCCATCAGAGCTCCTTTATGAGGGGGAGTCCGGCAAGCGGATAGGCGGGCGTGAACAGCTGCGCACCGAAGAGTTCGCGCAGGACGCTTAAATCCTCTGCCGACAGAGTTTCAGGGTGGTCGGGCCACGCCGCGATCATCGCTTGCGCGCGCTTGCGGGAATGGGTCTCGTCCTCGCCCGCATAGGGTTTGACAAGATCGGGCATGATGACGAACTGGCGGAGCGTGACGACGCTGCGGCCGGACTCGATGATGCCGAGCGCATCCAAAAGATTGAGCAGGAACGGGCAACGCCGTTTGGAGGCTTCGAGCGTGGCTTCCTCAATGCCCTCTTGCTCCATGAAGCGCTGCACGAACGGCGCTTGAAAGAACTTCTCGTAGATGAAGGCCCGCTCGACCGCTTCCCTGCGCGCGACGTGATAGAGAAAGGCCAGCATCTGGCGCACCGCAGGCATGGCCAGAACGGCGCTGCGGATGATCTGGCCCGCTGCCGGATCGGCATTAATCCGGTCACGCACCGCGGCATTATAGACGGCTTCGTCTTCCTTCATGCGCGATGAGGGGACACCTTCTTCATCGGGCGGCAGAGTCAAGTCCAGCGCCTCAAGTGCCGGCAGAAGAGCGTTGCGAACCTCGTGGCCCAACGGCAAGAGTTCTGGGAACACATCATCATTGCCGGGAATGGAGCGATCGTCCTGTAGAAGCCCGAGCTCCATCGCGGCCAGCAGCTTATAGCGCACCTGCCGCGTGTAGTTGCCGACGCGGCCCTGTGGGTGCCCGCCGCGAAGCCGGATATACTGATTGTCGAAGGGCGTTCCAGCGCGGTTCGGTAGTCCGAAATACCAGAGGATTGCGAGGATATGTCCGACGTGGGTCCCCTGCGGGTAGTGATAGCTGGCTTCGGTATATTCGCCTATCTCGCGAATGAATTGCGACCACGATCCGAACACTTGCGCGTACCGGGATGACTTATACTGGCCTTGTGCGTCGATTTCGGCGCGCGCAGGTTTGCGGCCCAAGATTTCTGCGAGCGCATAGTAAGCCTGGGTGAGTTCGAGCTTGCCGACGCCCAACGCCTCGGCATCCTGTTGGTTCAGGATTTCCTCGACCTTCTCGTCGAAATGGACCTCGCAACCCGTCGAGTAAGTGTATTCGATCTTGCGTTTGCGGTTATTGCCCTCGCCCGTCTCGACGACATTTTTGTCCTTGGCAAGGTAGTCGCGAATTAGGTTGGCACGTTTGTAGTTGCCGATGAAATCCAGAACGCGCACCCGCTCCTTGCCGGGCGAGAGGCGCAGACCCCGCCCGAGTTGCTGAACAAAGACGGTGCGCGACTCGGTCGGGCGAAGGAACAGGAGCACGCGCACATTCGGGAAATCCACGCCTTCGTTAAAAAGATCCACGGTGAAGGCGACGTTGAACTTATTCTCGCGGAAGTCGGCCACTAGCTTTTCGCGCGTGGGTGCTTGCGAATGCACGGCTTCCGCCGGGACGCCATGTTCCTTGAAAAACGCCGCCATACGCTCGGCATGGGTTATCGAAACGCAAAAGCCGATGGCCTTATCGCCGTTGCCCTTCTCCAGATAGGCTTTGAGGATGGCCTCGTTGCGCTCAGGGATAATCAGTAGGCGCTCAAGGTCATCGACCCGGTAACGGTTGTTCTCAAAGCGGATTTTCGAGTAGTCGATATCGTCGGTCAGGCCGTAATAACTGTACGGCACCAGAAACCCGCGGTCGATTACCTCGTGAACAGGGATCTCATAGACTTTGTTGTAGTCGAAGAGTTCGAAGATGTCCTTTCGGTCCAGGCGGTCGGGTGTGGCCGTCATGCCCAACATGAAACGCGGTCGGAAATAGTCGATGATCTCGCGGTAGGTCGGACTTTGGCCGTGATGGACTTCGTCCACCACGACGTACGAGAAATGCTCCCGGCCAAAGCGCATCAGCTCGGCTGGTTGGCGCAGCGTGTCCTTGGAGGCAAACAGCACGTCGCACACAAGCTCGTCCAGCCGTACTTCCCCGGTCAGGTGGCCGGGTTTCATGGTCGGCCAAACCATCCGATACGCATCCACGCTTTGCGACAGGATATCGAGCCGGTGAACGAGAAACAGAACCTTGCCGCCGACACGCCGCGCATCAAGGGCAGAAAGGACCGTTTTGCCTGTTCCAGTTGGCATGACCACAATCCCGCGCGTCCAGCCCATCGTGTTGCGGTGAAACTCCAGCGCCGCCAGCGCCTCGCGCTGAATTTCGTTCGGCTCAAGGGCGTACGCGGACAACAGCTCGGGGGCGGCCAGCGCGATGGCGTCGCGCAAGGATTCCATGATCAGGGGCCGCCATCGGGGATCTTTCAATTGGCTGTAGGAGTAGCGGACCAAATGATAGCCCGCATGTAGGATTTCGTTTTGGCGGAAGAGGTTGTCGTCGAACATTTCGTTCGGGATGATGCCTTCCGCGTGGTAGGTTTCGCCGTTCACCTCCAGAGCGAGAGGCCGCTTCGATCCCCGGCACACGAAGTCGATACGGCGCGCACGGCCCGTCCGGTCGAGAAAGGGAAACTGCGGCTCGATCGCCGTGAGTTTCTCGCCGAGAAGCGGATACAGGAACTCTTCCACAAAGAGCCGCTCAGACTCCTGAGTGATCCGGCTTCCGTACCGGTCATAATAGTCACGCACGGTCATGAATCGGCCTTTTCTCCTCGGTTCCCGATCCTAATTCGATTCGCAGAGGAAATGAATTCAGAATTCAGAAGAAGCGCCGGCCATTTCGTGCGGCCCGATAGTCCGCGTCCGCACGTGTCCGCTGGATGGCGAAAGTCATTGTGTTTCATCAAGTTGGCATCATCGTCATGCCCGTTCTGAGACGGTCATCGAACTATCACCCCATCCACACTGACCGGATGACCGGCGCGCTGGCGGGCTTCGCCATCGGCGCCTCGCCCTTCCGCGCCGCCGCCGCGATGGCCTCCGCCTCCTCATTTAGCCTGAGCCCCATGCTGATCAGCCCGTGGAGGGCGGCGCTGGCGTAGACGAAGGTATCGAGCGCCTCGTTGCGCTCGCCGTCGCGCTTGGGCTGCCAGGAGCGGATGGGACGTCCGCGCTCGAAGCGGGTGACGACGCGCTCGGCGGTGAGCTGGCGGAAATACTCCGCATCGAGCCGGCGCGGGAAATGAATGGCGCCGGGGCCGGGCTCGGCGAGCTTGAGGCGGGCGTAGACGGCATCCTTCACCGCATCGACGCCGACGACGAACAGCGGAATCTTGCCCTTGTTGGTGCGGGTCGGCCGGCGCGGCCAGACGGGGATGCCGGCGCCGCCACGGCCCTTGATCGCCCAGACACGGCGGGCGAGGCGGGTGCGGCAGAACTCGTAGGCCATCTTGGTGTGGTGGCCGCCGGTGTCGACGCAGACGGCGCGGATCGGCAGATCGGCAGCGCCGTGCGGATGAGTGAACGTGGTGCGCAGGTAATGATCGAGGTCGGACCAGAGGCGCGGGCCCGACGGGTCGTCCCACAGCACGCGGTAGTCGATGACCCAGGCCTCCTCGTCGCGCCCCCAGCCGACGACCTGCACCTCGATACGGTCGCCCTGGGTGTCGACGCCGGCGGAGAGCACGGCGACACCGGCGGGCAAGTCCTCGCCCCAGTCCTCGCGCCGCGCCATGAGCGGATCGGCGGGCACGGTGTCGCCGGCCTGATCTTCCCAGGACTAGCCGAGCTTGGTGTTGACCCAGACCTGCAGGCGCGGCGGATCGCGGCGCACGTGGCCATGCTCGATGGCGACTTCGGCCCAGGTCTCCCAGGGCGAGTAGAGCGCCGAGAGATGGAAGCCGGCGGTGCGGCCGTCGCCCTGCGCCGTTGCGCGCCACTCGCCGGCTTCGAGCAGACGCGGCTTGTCGTGCTCGTGATGGATGCCGCCGCAGACCTCGCAGAGGAGATGCGCCTGATCGCGGTGGCCATCGGGCCAGCGGATGCGCGCCCAGGTGATCGGCGCCATGTCGCCGCAGGCGAGGCACGGCACATGGAAGTAGCGCTGATCGGATTCGGCGAAGGCCGCCTCGATGCGGGAGTAGCCTTTGAGCGTCGGTGTCGAGACCATGAATATCTTTCGCCGGCCGCGGAAGGTGGCGGTGCGCTGGATGGCAAGATCGACCGGATCGCCTTCGCCTTCGGCGTCGCCCGGATAGCCGTCCACCTCGTCAAGGAAGAGGTAGCGCACTGGCGTCGAGCGAAGGCCGACCGCCGAATTGGCGCCGGTCATGACGAGCTGGCCGCCGGGGAAGGACTTGCGGAACAGGCTGTTGCCGGCGTCCCGCGAGCGCGGCGGGGCGACCAGGTCGCGCAGCGCCGGTGTGGTCTCGATCAGCGGGTCGATGCGCACGGTGGTGTTCCGGCGCACCATGTCGAGCGAGGGCTGCACCATCATCACGATGCCGGGCGCGTTGTGGATGATGTAGCCGATCCAGTTGAGGCCGGCCTCCGTGCCGCCCGTCTGCGCGCCCTTCATCAGCACCACGCGCTCGTTAGGGCTCGATGCGGAGAGCGCATCCATGACGGCGCGGAGATAGGGCGTGCGCGCGGTGCGCCAGCGGCCGGGCTCGGCCGAGGTGGTGGGAAGCACGCGATTGCGGTCCGCCCATTCCGACACGGTGATCGGCGGTTCGGGCCGGATGCCGCGCCGCCAGGCATCGTCGGCCTCAACCAGCATCGCGCAGGCTCCCAAGCGGCGTGTCGGCGAGATGTTCGAGATGCTCGCGCATCAGCCGATCAAGCGCGGCGAAGGTGACGCGCGGATCGGCGCCGCTTTCGGCGGCGACCAGCGGCGCGGCGCGCTGCACCCAGGCGAGATGCGCGTCGCGCTCGGCCCGGGCGCGGGCGAAGATGGTGGCGGTGGCGGCGTCGGCGTCGATCAGCCGCCCGCGTTCCTTGTCGTAGGCGAGGCGCGCCCGCTGGACCTGGACCAGGAGCAGCATGCGCCGCACCTCGGCGACCGAGGGCGTGCCGGCCGCGATGCTCGGCGCGCCACCCTTGTTGCGCCGGGAGGGATCGAGATTCCGTTCCATCCAGGCGAGCCCGGCTTCCACGTCGATGCGGCCGTCAGGGCGGACGGGCAAGCCTTCGGCGACGAGCTGCGAGATGCGGCCCTTGGTGAGGCCGACACGGGCGGCGAAGGCGGTCTTGGACTCGGCGCGGTCGAGTTTAGCCACTACGCGCCCTCACGCTGGCGAGGCATCGCGCCAGGCTTCCCCGCATACGGATCGGCCCAGGAGGAACCGCCGCGCTGCCGATCATCGCCAAGGTGTGCAGATCGCTGGCGACCATTCCGGCGACGATGCCGGTGCGAAGGGATCGAAGGGGACCGTCCATATGGCACGTACGCGCGCGCGCACGCGCGCGAAACGCTTGATATGGGAGCATGCCTTCGATCCCTTCGCGGCGCGGCTCAGGCGGCATTGAAGTCGCTCCAGTCGGTCGCGCCGCGCACGACGAGCCGGATCCCGGCGAAGCAGGCGCGGCGATTGCTCGGATGCTGGATGCGCTGGAAGCCGCGGGTCTCCAGGTTCTGGCTGAAGCGCTTGGTCGAGCCGGCATACTCGCCGTGGCGTTGCACCAGTCGCGCCAGGAGGCGAACAGCTCCTTCACCTCCTCCATGGCGAGCATGTCGCCGGTCTCGCAGCGCTCGTCGAGGAAGCGGCCGATGGCATCCTCGTCGGCGAGATAGCCTTCGGTGGCGTCGAGCACGGCGGGCGGCGGGGCAAGCCCGATGCGCTGCCATTCGAGGCAGCCTTGGATCGCCCAGACGAGGATGCCGGGCCACTCGGCCTCCAGCTTCTGTGGCAGGTCCGGGTCGCGTTCGGACTTCGGGATGGTGACGGTGAAGGGCACGAGGTTGAAGCGCCGGCGCACCGCCTCGTCGACATTGCGCAAGGATGGCTTGTGGTTGCCGGCGATCATCAGCTTGAAGGCCGGCTCGAAGGTGAAGAAGTCCTGGCGCATGAAGCGGGCCGAGATGGCGTCGCCGCCGGTCAGCGCCTTGATGCGCGACTCGGCCCAGCGCTGGCCCTGCTCGGTCTCCTGCGCCATCACGGCGCGGGCGCCGCGCAGCATGGCGAGGTCAGTCGGGTGGCGCTCGGTCTTGGAGGCGACGAAGGTCTCCATCGAGGCGATGCAGGAGTAGTCGCCCATGATCTTGTGCCACGTGTTGAGGAACGCACCCTTGCCATTGCCGCCGTGCCATAGAGGAAGAAGAGGGCGTGGTCGCGGATCGAGCCGGTCAGGCTGTAGCCCAGCATGCGCTGCGCGAAGGCGATGAGCGCCTGGTCGGAACGAAACACGCGGTCGAGGAAGGCAAGCCACAGCGGGCACTCGCCGCCGGGCGCGACGGCGGTGATCTTGGTGATAAGGTCCTCGCGCGCATGCGGGCGCAGCTTGCCGGTCCCGAGATCGACGGTGCCGCCCGGCGTGTTGAGGAGCCAGGGATCGGCGTCCCAGTCCTCGGTGCGGGTCGCATGACGGCGATCGGCGCGCGCCAGGCGCTCGATGGCGGCGACGGTCTTGGCGCTGGCGACACTCGATGCGACCTTCGCCGAGCCGTTGCGCTCGACGATCTCGGCCGAGGCGGCGCGCGCGATGGCGCGGGCGAGATCGAAGGTCTCCAACGTCTCGTCGGTGCGCCAGCGCTGTCCGTCCCATCTGAGCCAGCGGCCCCAGAGGTGCACATAGCGCAGGTCGTGTTCGTGCCGGGCGGTGAAGCGCAAGGCCAGCGACTCGTCGGCGTACTCGATGGGACGGTCGATGGCGTCGGCCGACTCGTCCGCCTGCCGGCCGCGCTTCAGCATCTCGTCGAGGAGGTCATGCACATCACCCATGCCCGCCTCCCTCGCGCCGCGCGGCGCGGCCTGAGAACTCGCGCCGGGCGATGCTGGCGACGGTGGCGACCACCTCGTCTTCCGGCAGCGGCGGCCGGCAGCGGGTGGCGTTGAAGGCGAGCATCAGGTCGAGACAGACATGCGGGTCGATGCGCCGACCGAGCAGGAGACCCGACAGCCGGGCAATGGTGACGTTGCGTTCGCCATTCATGGCGCCGTCGCGCGCCAGGGTTCGCCACTGGGCGGCTTTGCGGGCCTTGTCCGCCGTCCTGGTCGCGGCGATGCGTTCGAGCAACCAGGCGGGCGCGTTGGCGAGGGGCACCTCCTCGGGATGGTGGTCGACCGAGATGGCGTAGGGGCGGCCGCAGATATGCAGAGAGGGCGGCGCAACGATGTAGCCGCCGTCGCCGCGCACGTCGATGCCGGGTCCGAGCGCGCCGGCGCTGTTGGCCACACTGCGTCCTGGATGCTGAAACAGCACATGCTCGCCACCGCCGCCGGTCAGGAAACGCCAGGTTGATCCACCCCCAGTGAAGTGGTCCGACTCGGAGTATGGCTTTTTGCCTGAGGAGGACCAGAGATGGGAAGGAAGCGACACAAACCCGAAGAGATTGTTGCCAAGCTGCGTCAGGTCGATGTGCTGA